TCACGAACTTTACGATGGCACAAAAGGAATCAATGTAGTTCCTTGTCATTACAAGAGAGAATACATTGAATGGCAAGATAGAGGTGAGGGTTCTGGTGCACCTGTAGCAATACATGCTGCAAGTAGTGGCATCATCAACGAGGCAACTCGTGATTCAATCAATAAAGACAGATTGAAGAATGGTAACTATCTTGAAAACACTGCATCGTATTTTGTGATAGTGTCTAAGGACAATGGGGCAGAGACTGCTCTGATCACAATGAAATCGACACAGTTAAAGGTGAGTAAAAATTGGAACTCAATTATGAGTGGTATTAAATTACAAGGTAAGAACGGAATGTTCACACCTCCAATGTGCTCACACTTATACAACTTAAAAACAGTACAACAGTCTAACGACAAAGGTACATGGTTTGGTTGGTCTGTGTCTAAAATAGGCCCTATATCGGATAAGGCCCTTTACGAGCAAGCAAAAAGTTTTGCAGATAGTATTAAAAAAGGTGCTATTCAAGCAAAACATGGTAAAGAAGAGATTACGGAAGACAAAGTTCCGTACTAGTTCCTTGGGAATAGGGGCGGCTAAGGGAGACTGGATCCGCCCCACAAAAACAGAAATAGAATGATTGATAAGTTTAAAAATATATTTGAAGGTTTGACTATAGCTTATGGTCAATATCAGAAAGGTGAAAACGGTGAAAATGGAAAACAAAAAGGAAAAGCGTTCATTGTACGTCAGCAAGTTACGAGAGAATTATTTGAGAACCACATCAAAGGTGTTGGACCTGCGCTCGGAATTATCCCGATTACGGAGAAGAATAATTGTAAGTGGGGTTGCATTGATATTGACGAGTATAACGTTGATCATAAGTCTCTCATATCTAATATTAAAAATTTAAAATTTCCTTTGGTTGTTTGTCGTTCCAAATCTGGTGGCGCGCATGTATTCTTGTTTGCAAAAGAATATGTGCCTGCCGTCAGGATGCAGACAACATTAAAGAAAATGGCAAAAAGTTTAGGATACGAAGGTTCAGAAATATTTCCTAAACAAACTGAAATACTTGTAGAACGTGGGGATACAGGTAACTTTTTAAATCTACCCTACTATAATGAAACGAAAGGACTACGATATGCGATTAGTGATAAAGGTAGTGCTTGTTCACTTCAGGAATTTTTTGGACTGTATGATTTATTTGCTGTCAGTGAAAAGCAAATCAAAGAAATTAAATTTGAAGAAAAACAAATAGAAGAATCGTTTCCTTCAGGTCCCCCTTGCCTAAATAAGTTAGCGTCAACTGGTTTTGGTGAGGGGTCAAGAAACAATGCATTATTTAATATAGCTGTATATTTTAAACAAGCTAAACCGGATACTTGGGAAGATGAATTAGTAAAAGCAAATATAAAATACATGGATCCTGCATTAAGTAATAGTGAGGTTCAACAATTAATTAAATCAGTAAACAGAAAAGGTTATGATAAATACAGATGTAAAGATGCTCCTATCAATGCTGTATGTCAATCAGGTTTATGTAGAACAAAAAGATTTGGTGTAGGTTTTGGTGAGGAAGAAATGCCTATACTTGGTAACTTAACAAAGTATACATCAAAACCACCACAATGGTTTTTAGATGTAAACTCACAAAGAATAGAATTAAAATCAGAACAACTATACAGTTCACCTTTATTTGCGTTAGCGTGTTTAGATCAAGCAAACTTAGTTGTGCCTGTACCAAAAGCAAAAGATTGGAAACAATATTATTTAAAACCATTATTACAAAACGTACAAGAAATAGAACCATTAGAATCTTTAGATTCAACAAATGTAATATTAGATCTATTACAAGACTGGACTACAAACAGACAATCAGCAAGAACAATAGATGATGTGTTTAACAAGTTACCTTTTACAGATGCTGATAGAGAATTTACATATTTTAGAATGGAAGACTTTTATAATTTCTGCAAAAGAAATAACTGGGAGTTGGACAAAACTAAAACAGGAAACTTACTTAAACAGTTAGATGTATTTATAGAAGAGTCTAGAGTTAGAGTTAAGAAACAACAACCAAGACTTATAAAAATAAAAGCATTGAAACATGTAGAAGCAAGTACATCACAAGTTAAATACGAGGAGGATCATTATTAATGCTTGGAACAAACTGGAAGTATCACTGGCACATACTGAAAGATAAATACGATAAGTTAGAGGCACAAAATAAAATACTAAAAAGAAAATTAAAAAAATATGAAAACGATAATATTAGGACCACCGGGAACGGGAAAGACAACGACGTTGTTAAGTCTAGTGGACGAGTCAATACAAAAAGGAGTGCGGCCTAGACAAATAGGTTACTTTTCTTTTACAAGAAAAGCTGCAAACGAAGCAGCTGAAAGAGCTGCAAAAAAATTTGAACTTGACAAAGATACAGATTTAGAAAATTTTAGAACTTTACACTCCTTTGCATTTGAAAAACTAAGTATGTCTAGAGAGAAGATGATGTCTCCTGCAGACTACAAAGAGTTTGGTTTAAAATGTAATATACCTATCAAGACAGCAAAGTATTCAAATGAAGATGGTACATTTAATTCTGACAATGAATATTTAACAATCATAGAGACAGCTAGAGTTAAACAAATAGATTTATTAAAATACTATGACTCAAGACAAAACATATTAGATATAGAAAGAAACACACTTTACCTTTTATCTGAAGAACTAAAAAGATTTAAGAAAGAGAAATCAAAAAAAGATTTTACAGATTTAATTGTAGACTACATAGCAAGAGACATTAAAACAAACTTCAAAGTATTATTTATAGATGAAGCACAAGACTTATCTTCTCTACAATGGGATATGGTTAGATCTATGTGGGCAGATACAGAAAGAACATACATAGCAGGTGATGATGACCAAGCTATATTTAAATGGGCTGGTGCAGATGTAGATCACTTTATATCGTTAAAGAAAGAAGTTGATACTATAAAAGTATTAGATCAATCATACAGAATACCAGGTGGACCAATACATGAACTATCACAAAGCATAATAAAGAAAGTAAACAATAGATTTGACAAGAAATACCAACCAAGATCAGAAGAAGGAATACTAAGAAAGTATTCAGATATTAGTCAAGTTGATATGTCAGAGGGACAGTGGCTTGTATTAGCTACAGCAAACTACATGTTAGATGATGTAAAAGAACAATGCGAACTACAAGGTTGGTACTACAAATATAAAAATAAAAATTCTATAGATGTAAAATTATTGATGGCTTTACAAAACTGGGAACAGTGGAGAAGAGGATCTGAACTTACACATATTGAAATTAAAAACATTTATAAATATTTAGGCACAAATGTGGCAGACGGTTTTAGAGAAGGAAAGTTATTTCACTCTGAAGAAAAATATTCTTTAAAAGAATGTATGGAAAAGTATGGTCTTCTAACTGATAAAGTTTGGTATGATTCGTTTGAAGGGCTTGATACTTTTACAGAAAACTATATAAGGAATATGAGGGCTAATGGAGAGAAGATAAATGTTAACCCTCGAATAACAATGTCAACAATACATGGAGCAAAAGGAGGAGAAGCCAATAAAGTTCTTATTCTACAGGACTTAACTAATTCAGCACTTGAAACATTCCAGAATGATCCTGACGAACTACATCGATTGTTTTATACTGGAACAACAAGAACTAAGAAAGAGTTACATATTGTAGACCCAAAAGACTTTAACAAGGCCTATATATTATGAAAACAGAAGAAGCATTACAAACAGCAAAAAATTTAATTGCTGGACCAAGAGCAAAGACTTACGGAGATAAAGTAATTAATCACGGTAACATAGCTAAACTTTGGTCAGCATACATTGATAAAGAACTTACAGCACACGACGCAGCTGTGATGTTAGCTTTATTAAAAGTTGCAAGAACAAAGTTTGGTAATCCAACGGAAGATACATACATTGACGCCGCTGCATATATGGCGATAGCTGGTGAGTGTAAATTTAAAAAATGATGGAAAGATTTTATATATTTTTATTATATACGTATATGTTTATTGCTATCGTACATTATATTTTTTACGGTCAGTTTAACAAACACATACCATCAATGACAAAAGAAGAGTGGGACAGAAAACTATGAGAACTACTCAGCCGCCATTGTTTGCACCTGAAACCGAATGGGTAATGCCGGACGAACTAAAGGACTTAACGCATTACAAAGAGATAGCCGTTGACCTTGAAACGTATGATCCAAACTTAACTACAAGTGGATCGGGGAACGTGGTTCGTGATGGTCACATTGCTGGTGTTGCATTAGCAGTAGAAGGTTGGTCAGGATACTTTCCAATAGGTCATCAGAACGGTGGCAACATGGATACAACACTTGTATTCAGTTGGCTTAGAGATTTATTCAAAGATACAAACAAGACATTTATATTTCACAATGCAATGTATGATGTGTGTTGGTTGAGATCATTTGGTATGGATATTAAAGGTAAGATAGTTGATACCATGATCGCAGCATCATTGATAAATGAAAATAGATTATCATACAGGCTAGATTCATTAGCAAAAGAATATGTTGGTATAGGTAAAGATGAAAAGGTTTTACAAGCAGCAGCAAAAGCATGGGAGATTGATCCTAAAAAAGATATGTGGAAATTACCATCAATGTATGTTGGTCAATATGCAGAGAAAGACGCTGAAGCTACATTAAAACTTTGGCAAAGATTGGAAACAGAATTATACGCACAAGAACTTACGGATATATTTAAGTTAGAAACAAAATTATTTCCCTGTCTGGTTGATATGAGATTTAAAGGTGTACGTGTAGATATAGAAAAAGCCAATGATATAAAAAAAACTTTAATAGAAAGAGAAAAAAATATATTACATAAAATAAAAAAAGAGACTAACGTAGAAGTTGAAATATGGGCAGCAGCTTCTATTGCAAAAGTATTTGATTATTTAAAATTACCATACGATAGAACAGCAAAAACAAACAAACCCAGCTTTACAAAAAACTTTTTAGCTAACCATCCACACGAAGTTGCAAAAGAAATAGCTAGTGCAAGAGAGATAAACAAAGCACACACAACATTTATAGAAACTATTTTAAAACATTCTCACCAAGGAAGAATACATGCAGATATAAATCAAATTAGATCTGATGATGGTGGTACAGTTACGGGTAGATTCAGTATGTCTAACCCTAATTTACAGCAGATACCTGCAAGACATAAAGATTTAGGCCCTTTAATTAGGTCAATATTCATTCCAGAAAATAATTGTAAATGGGGATCATTTGATTACTCACAACAAGAACCAAGAATTTTAGTACACTATGCAAAACTACAAGAGTTGCCAGGTGTAAATGAAATTGTAGATGCATACAACAAAGGTGATGCAGACTTCCACCAGGTAGTTGCAGATATGGCAGGCATAGAACGTAAGCAAGCCAAGACAATTAATTTAGGTTTGATGTATGGTATGGGTAAAAATAAATTGATGGCAGAACTAGGATTGATGAAAGAATCTGCTGAGAGATTGATTAAACAGTATCACATGAAAGCACCATTTGTAAAAAGACTTATGGACAATGTATCAAACAAAGCAAATGATAGAGGTAAGATTAGAACTTTACTTGGTAGAGCATGTCATTTTGATTTGTGGCAACCTGTACACTTTGGAGTCTATAAACCTTTACCATTAGAACAAGCTAGAAAAGAATATGATGAGCCATTAAAAAGAGCTTTTACATACAAGGCATTAAATAGATTGATTCAAGGATCAGCAGCTGATATGACTAAAAAGTCTATGGTGGCTTTATATGAAAATGGTATAATACCACATATACAAATACATGATGAAGTCGATATATCGGTTGAATCAGATAAACAAGCTGAAGACATAATAAAAATTATGGAGTCAGCGGTAGAGTTAAAAGTTCCAAACAAAGTCGACTATGATAGCGGCAGCAACTGGGGCGAAATAAAATGAGGACTTATTATGGCATATCTAAATGCAAACATACCACCGGAATACGCACAAATAAGAAGGGAGTATTTGTATGACCTTAAGAAACATCATGGAGAAGTTGAAGACTGTATTATCTTTGGTCTATCGGCTATTACAGGGCGTAGTATCCTTTTTCATTGTATTATGGAAAATGGAGCTGTCTTCTATCGTCTCCCGATATCTGCATTCATTCAAAGAGGATTTAAGCCGGAAGAAGTTCCTAGACGTAGACTTGACGAGTTACAGTTATGGAATTGTTTTAGTTACTATCCTGCTGTTACTTCTTGGGATATTTTAGAAGCACAATCAGGTAAATACATAGGAAAAGACAAAAAGTGGCATCCAGGAAAGTATTTATTTACTGTTGACTTT